TGCATATTTATCATTTAAATTATGATAGATATGCATGACTGATTGCTTACGCTTGGATTGATCAAGTGTCGGACAGACCCCATGGTAACTAAATCAGCAGGTCTTCGGACCATACTGCTGATCAAGTGCCGTAAGGCTTATGATAACTGAATCAAGTTAAACGTTAGTGTTTTGACGGATTTATTACAGTTTTACTGAAAGTCTCTAGCTCATGAGACATGAATAAATTGAGTCCAGGAAAAGGTATTCCTAGGTTAGTTAATTAAACCAAAACCCCCCCCCTATTTGTTTCGTAGTGTTTAAAATCAAAAACAAAACCAAAAAGGTCCAAAAATTATAAAAATTTCTTTTTCTCTTTGCATTTCTTTGACCGACATACGACAAGTACATTATAGATTTGAAAGTCAGACTTCCAAGAGTCACTCCTTAGGGCTAACTATCCCTTAGACACTCTTGAAGCGACCCATGTGTCGCGGAACTGAACGAGCTAACTGTTTTACAGTTGGTATGCGTGTTTGGCCTGTAGCCAGCACTTTATCGTTTCTTTCTTTTCTATGTTATGGTTTTGTCCATACCTCTAGGTAAAAGTACCGAGAGGGAGTTTAACATTTCTCGCAAAAATGGACCCCTGTGGATCAGGCTAACCTCCCCCCCCCACGAACCAGTTACAACCTAAAACATCGAACCCATCTAACAAAATGACATCGATTTCCTACAAGTTTTACATTGAACGAGAGAATTTCTATGATCTGTGTGAGTTGAAGTTTGATGCTCAAGGTGCTATGGACTACGCTGAGCAACTTCAAGGTGCTCAAGTCCAAGCTGGTGACACAGGAATGCTGCGCTCTATGATCAATAGTGCGATTGAGAAGATTGCAGCTTTTCGCGGAGTCTCGGATGAAGAAACCCAAAATATCATCGACATGTCGTTGAATCTTTTTGAGGCGATCCCCCTGATTCTGCAAGACCTGATTAGATGCCGTACAGGCACTCAGGTTGTAGGTACAATGTTACGTGCCTACAAACTTATCACGCGCATGAATATTATTTCAAGCGCATTCAACGCCAGTGTGTGGATTCTGGATAAGCTCAAGGAGTTTACCTGGGATCAGTTTGCCGATGAAAATCGGTCACATGCTGTCGCACCCATTCTTCAAACCGAGGAGGACAGTGTTCTCCAATCGGGAGATTTCGAGTGGGTGGTATCTGGTGCCCGATACGTTTTGAATGGGTACAAGGACATTAAGTCCTCACAGGTTGTGAAGAAGCTGCATCAATTGTTGCAGTACTTCCTCTCCTTTGGCTTATTTCAGAGTTTTGGCTTGAAGTTTGAGAACTTCCAGTATACTGAATATGACGTCAAGAAGACGAAGAAGGAACACACCTCTGTTGAGGGCTTCATCTACACATTGCTTGATACCGTCGTTTGGTGTTTAGAACGAGGTATGCAGGCAGTGAAATTGGGATCTTTTATCCCTTTCTTCCATTCCAGTGAGAATTACACTCGGTGGGCAGACAGTGCTCACCGTTTGGTGGAAGATTCTCATAAGATGGGAAGTGCAGATGTATTACTGTGTCCACAAGCGAGATTCCACACTCCTGAAGAGAAGAAGGAGTGTGAGGCGTGCACAAAGTTTGGCGAATTGGATGAACATTCGTTTTCCAAACGTTTGGAGACAGCGCTGGCGGATGGTGATGCCATTCTGAAGTATGCCAGCGACAAGCAAGAAAAGACATTAGTGAAACATATGATGTCGGAGTTGCGGTTGATTGAGGCTCGGTTCCTTTCGAAGGATAGAGCTCAGAGAGATCGTAAACCTCCATTCTCTTTGCTTGTGTTCGGTGAGTCCTGTGTTGCCAAAACCATGTTCATGAACATCTGCTTTATGCAGTATGCTAAGGTGCATGGTAAGGATGGTGGTGCAGAGTGCATGTGGACTCGCAATCCCCTCGACAAGTTCTACTCAGGATTCAAAGCATCAAAGTGGTGTATCCGGATTGATGACATTGCTATGTTCAATTCCGATGCGACCCCTTTGGATCCTTCGATCGCAGACGTTATTCTACTGTCTAATGGAGTGAGTTTTGTAGCTCCTATGGCAGAGTGTGATGAAAAAGGCGTTGTGCCCGTGAGGCCAGAACTACTATTGGCATCGACCAACACTGAGCATTTGAATGCTCATTGTTATTTTTCGTACCCATTGGCGGTGCGGCGTCGATTTCCATATGTCGTCGAGTTGTCCATTCAGGATCAATACAAAGTTCAGGGAACTAGTATGTTGGATCCTAACACTGTGGATGTTGATCCCAGTGAATATCAGAATATCTGGAACATTAAGTTGAAGAAATTCAAGATTGTTCAGGATAGTGTGGCGAATGGACAGCCACCACCCCCCCCCCGTCCAGACTTTGATACAGTTGGCGAATGGACAGATATTTACGAATTTCTGGCCATTTATTCTAAGCTCACGATTGAGCATAAGAAGAACCAAACGAAGGCTGAATCCACGGTTGAATTTATGCGACAGATCCCTTGTTGCTCAACGTGTTTCATGCCTCCGCAGCGTTGCCATTGTAACGATGAAATCCAAACTGGTGAAGTGGAGCGAAGACAGGCTTCGATTCCTCGGTCAAGGCAATTGTCGCCTTTAGAACCGATTTCTGTCCCCGCTTTCTCCCCTGAAGACTCTGATGTAGAAATCGATGGTGATTTTGCGATTACTCAGAGGGAGCACGATTTGGATCCTCGCGCTGCAACGTATCTAGAGCGACGACTTACAGAATATCTTAACGGTGAACAGACCGATCGAGATTATTTTGCGTTGCTAGACACATTCCGCTTGTTCAGTAGAAGTGTTGTTGATCCTATGCCCCACCATATGGTTAGTATGGCTGAATCTGAATCTGCTGAGGAGCAGTTCTATGATTCTGACGATGGTTATTCTGATGAAGATTACAATCGTATGGTAGAGGATCGACGATCTTGGCTGAATAAGTCGATGGATTGGGTGGACGACCAAGCTTGCTTGGTGAAGACCATTGCTTCGGCGATGGCAGCGGGCATTTCCAGTTCATGCTGGAATGTCACAGATCGTCTGCTTGCCCAGGCTTCCGATTTGGTGGTGTTTTACCAATGGAAGAAAGTCAAACTTCTTATGGCCTCTGCAGGCCAGCGGATCTACGATACCTTCTGTAACCCGAATGTCGTTGCGTTTTGCTCTTTCGTTTTGAGTTTTGCGGTAAGTTATTTTGCTACTACTGCTCTTCTTAAGGCGCTTGGAGTCACTGACACTCTCAACGAGTATGCGGAGAAAAAGGCAGAAGAAAAGAAGATTGTTGCGATGACAAAGTCTGAGAAGATTGACTATCTCAAAACAGCAGTTGATGAGAAGCTTGCGAAAGACAGGATCTCACTTGAACTCCGATTCCGTGAATCATTGCGTGAGGATCTTTACCACGATGAAGTGTTGGGACAGACTCAAGGCATGGAAGATTTCCGGAAGGATGAAAAACCCAACCCTTGGGTGAAGGATGAGATCATCTTGTCGGAATTTCAAGTTGCCGCGAAGAGTCGCGGTTGGGTGAACATGTCTCTTGATCAAATTTACGAGCGACTGCGTGCGAACGTTGTTCGAGTTGCTTTTGAATTTGAGAATGAGAAGGGCGTGTTTCATAAACCTGCTACGGCGATGTGTGTTGTGGGCCATATTTATATGACCAACAATCATTGCATTCCAGAGTATGAGAATATGAAATGCGTACTCACTCAAGAACCCAACACCGGCAATGTCGGAAAAAATGTTGAGTTTTCTATCGATCAGAAAGATATTTTGCGCTGTCCTGAGCGTGATTTAGCGTTTTTCTGGTGTATCCTTCCCCCAAAAATGGATACGAGTGAGTTGTTCCTCAAGCAAGCTGCCCCTGGCTTGGTGTGTGGTGGATTCTACATCCATTGCAAGAAGAATGAAGCACCTACACGAAATATGCTGAGAGCTATTAAGTGTGAGGAGAGTTTCGTTCCTGCACCCGTGTCGCAGACGAATCAGGTATACTTCGGTGTGCCTGATGAACTCACAATCAAGGGTGATTGTGGATCCCCTATGGTTGGAATGACACCCATGGGACCAGTGATTCTCGGTATTCATCAACAATTGCGTGGAGATAAAGTAGGAGCTGTTCAAGTTCTGAAAACTGATATCGACAAGATTGTTGAATACTTTGGATCACAAGTCCAGTGTGGTGCTCCAAATCTCAAAGATAAGCTTGTGAGCTTGCATCATAAGTCTGTCCTGAGATGGCCCAATCGGGGGCAGGCACATGTGTATGGAAGTACTCCTGGTAGTAGCTTCCGTGCCTCCCCAAAATCCCGTGTTCGTGCCACCATCATTCGTATGGCAGCAGAGCGACAAGGCTTCAAAACACGCTGTGGTCCCCCAGAAATGAAGGGTCCTGAAGTGTGGGCGAAGAATGTCGAACCAACCCTGACACAGACTTACAAATTCAATAAGCGCATCCTTTCGGATTGTGTGGATGGATATGTGAAGGATGTGTTAGCTGGGTTGAAGCCCGAAGATCTTGCTGAGATGATTAAACTCGATGATAAGACCACGATGAATGGTTATCCTGGAGTTAAGTTCATTGATAAGATTAAGAGGCAGACGAGCATGGGTTACCCCCATAGGAAACCTAAGACCAACTTCCTCCTCCCGTGTGAAGAGGATGGCATTTATCAAGATGCTGTTACTTACACTGAGGAAATTTGGGAAGAGATCAATTTGATCCGGGATGTGTACTCCCGCGGTGAGCGGTACATGCCAGTTTTTGTAATGAGTTTAAAGGATGAGCCTATCCCTTATGCAAAGATTGCGATCAAAAAGACCCGTGGTTTTATGGGCGGGCCTGCCGCTTGGCAGTTTGTGTATCGTCAGCAGTTGTTGTCATTTGTGCGTGTTTTTCAGTTGCACCCCTTTTTGTTTGAGGGAGCCCCCGGTATGAACGTGAACAGTTGTCAATGGAAGCATTTGTATTTATACCTGACCATGTTTGGATCGGATAGATGCATTGCCGGAGACTACGCGAAGTTTGATAAGCGGATGTCCCCATTGATTATTCTTGCAGCGTTCGACATTATCATTGCGATCCTTAGAGCAGCAGGTCGTCCAGAAGAGGATATCCTTGCTATCAAGTGTATGGCGCATGATGTAGCGTACCCCCTCACCAATGTTCAAGGTGATTTTGTTGAATTTTTCGGATCTAACCCATCCGGGCATGCATTGACTGTGATCATTAATTGTTTGGCGAACTCTATCTATATGCGTTATTGTTATCACGTTTTGAATGTTCTTAATGAGTGTTTGTCGTTTAAGCAGCATGTTGCGTTGATCACCTACGGGGATGACAATGCACAGGGAGTATCAGATTTGATTCCGTGGTACAATCATACTGCAATTTCTAATTTATTAGCGCAGTTTGATGTCGTGTACACGATGGCTGATAAGGAATCGGAATCTGTTCCGTACATCTCTATCGATCAAGTAACGTTCTTGAAACGAAGCTTTGTGATCGATGGCGACAAGGTTCGCTGCCCCCTTGAACGAGCTTCGATTGATAAGATGCTCACTACTTGTGTTGCCAGTACAAGTGTGTGCCCTGAGGAACAAGCAGTGCAAGCTATGCGTAGTGCGTGCGGTGAGATGTTCCAATATGGGTGTGCAGAGTATGAAACTGGTATGAAGAAGTTGCATGCGATTGTCAAAGAGTGCGATTTGAGTGCGTATGCTGGCAAGGGCTTCTTCCCGACTTATGAACAGTTGGAGCAGGCCTACGCTGATGCAACAGATCTTTGCGATGTGTGTGGATCCGTCGCGCGGCTTTAGGTTGCGAAACCCGGTCCCTCTCAACATGTTGATCCGTATATCACAGATAGTATCACAAGTGATGTATAGGCAAGTGTTGAGTTCCTGCTTGAGTGTTCCTCGAAATCTCTATTTAGAGATGGTATTGCTGGATACCGAAAGATACAAACCTTTGAAGCCTATGGACTCTAAGCTTCGATTGTAAAATTGAGTTGCAAATTTTAATTTAAAAGAACAAACTGAGGAGGATATGTGTTTCCAAGCATACCTCCCTTTTAGGAATTTGGATATTATCTTGCAAAGTGAAGAAGTGTCCGGCCAAGCCGAGCTGGGAGAGAAAACAGAGACTACCGACCACGTCCAGGAAACTGTGACGTTTACTGATGAAGTGTCGGGTACAATAGCGGATTTTTCTCAACCTTTAGAACCTTCGTTTAACGAGCACGACGATGATGCGGCAGCTTTTGCCAAATATTTGTCGCGTCCCGTGATTATCGATACGTTCACTTGGGCCGAGTCGGACACTTTCTCCACTTCCCCCCGAACAATCTACCCCTGGAAATTGTACTTCAACAACACGTACATTAAGAATAAGTTGGCAAACTTTTCACGTTTGCACTGCAAGTTGAAGTTGACATTTCGTTTCAATGCTTCGCCGTTTTATTACGGCTCTATGCGAGCATGCTACGATCCTATGTCCAGTGGTCGTATGGATCCTTTGGGATCTAACGATCTGGTTTCGTTGTCGCAAACACCTGGTGTTTTCATCGAACCACAAGAGGCATCGAGTGCGGAATTAGTACTTCCGTTCTTGTACCCCGAAGACTGGATAGATACGTCGCATGCAAGCATTTTTGACGCGGTCGGAAAGATTATGTTCCTGTTGTATTCACCATTGCGTTCTGCAAATGGTGCAACTGGTACTGGTATGACGATCACGACATATTGTGAAGCATTGGATGTTGAGGTGTGTGGCCCTTCAGTGGTGACTGTGCTGCAGTCTGGAATCATCTCTGGACCCGCTAGTGCTATCGCTACTGCTGCTGGAAGTTTTACTTCTCATGCAAAAGTTGGGCCTTACGCTAAGGCAATCAAGGTGGGTGCCACTTTAGTTTCTTCTGTGGCAAAGATGTTCGGATTCTCTAATCCACCAAATACTGTAGATGTGCAACCTTTCCAAAACAAGGTTTATCACGCGTTTGCGAATACAGAGACTTCAATGCCTCTGGACAAGCTAGCTATCGACCCGAAGAACGAAGTTGTCCTTGACAACCGAGTTGCGGGTATTGATCCGTGTGATGAATTGGAAATTGCATCTATAGTGACCCGTCCCAGTTATATTGGTTCAGTGGACTGGTCTAATGCGCAGGCGGTTAATACCCGACTGCTCTTTGGACAAGTCTCACCAAACATTGATCTGACTAGTTCGATTACTGCTGCTACGGTACATAATATGACACCATCTGCTTGGGTGGCAAATATGTTCCGTTTCTGGCGAGGGACCATGAAATTGCATTTCAAGGTGATTCGATCTAAGTATCAGAAGGGACGTCTCATGGTGAATTGGGACCCCAACGGTGCCCTTGACGGCTCTGGGTGGGAAACTGCGGTCTTTACGAAGGTCTTTGATCTGTCTTCGACAGAACAAGGATTTGACTTCGTCATTCCATACAAAGCAGTCTCTCCATGGTTGAAGACGGGTAGTGCATCTACCATTTCTACGACCAATCCTGGATACGAAAAGACCAACTGTAATGGCAATTGGCAGTTGTTGATTGTCAATCAGTTGACAGGACCGTTGGCATCGAATACTGTGAGTGTACAAGTTTTTGCGAGTGCATGTGAAGATATGGAATTTGCTGCGCCAAAAGCTCTGCCCTACCTGACGACCCAAGTGGTTCAATCAGGTGAGGTGGCAGGGCCTGTTGATGGCGGGCAGATTTCCCAATCAACACTGTTGCACCAATTCACTGTTGGAGAGAGAGTTCTTTCGTTGCGCACTTTGTTGCATCGAACGTCCTACTCACTACAACAAGTGATGGGTGCCACTGTTACTCAAGCTGTCGCGAACAAAGGTAGAGTGCATGTGTGCAATCTCTATCCAAGAATTCCACCAGAATGGGGATTCACGGCCACGGGCCGAGGATTGAATCTCGCTAAAGGTGGTGTTGTTTCCGCAACAGCCAAAGATGCAGTATACTCGAAGATGCATCCCATTGATTGGGTGTTGTCATCCTTTGTAGGCTATCGAGGTTCGGTAAACGTGCATGCTAATATCACTTGCAATGGTCAAGTGAGTCACATTAGTAATGCTACGCTAACCCGAATAGATCATGACTACATTTGGGACGCAGATGCAAACCAAGGAAACAGTTTTACTCTTAACCAGGGAATTTCTGCAACTTTGGCTACCATTGCGGCACAATCATATCAATCAGGTACATTAGCGCCTTATATCCCGGCAGGTGCTGGAGGAATGACCGTCACGAACGGTCAAACCCAGATGGCATTGTCGGCGAACATTCCGCAGTATTGTCCTGCGCGGTTCAACCTAGCTTGGGTTGGACAGCGCGACAATGATCCTGCGTTGGGGCAATTGTACGATGGTTTTCGAGTGGATGCGGACTTCAATGTTTTGGAGACTGCTGCTGATAATTCGACTGTCACACCATTAGTATCTGTGTACTATGGTGCTGGCGTTGATTTCAACACGGTTTTCTTCACTGGAGTTCCGAAATTCTACGAGTATTCGTTGGTCTCCTTTTAGAGGGGGGCGTGAGGTGGTGATTTTAAGAAATAGTACATAAAGCTGTGCTACCCGCAGATCACCTGCTATACCCAGTGAGAGGGTTAATTAAATTTCTTACAAACAAAAAGACATCGAGAAGTCGATGCATAAAATAAACTATCCTATTTCGATAGGGTCCTGAAGAGGACTAAGTAATACGCAATCGGTGCGGCCGATTGATCCTTACCATAGAAGGCCTGGATGTGTAATTAGTGAATAATTGCATGTACCTGTGGCCGGTTTGGATAATAAGC